TAGTGGTTTTAACTTGGACTTTGATATTCGCCTGATCGCTGGTACATAAGAAGTCGTAGCGTGAACATTCTGAGGTGCTTAAAACTTCGTCAAAGATTCGTGCTAGGTAACTAGCAGCTAGGTATTCCCCTGATCTTCCTATTTTATGTTGTACAGCCATATTGTGGTCTGAAAGAACCACTATACATGATTTTATAAATTGATGATTATTTTTATAATTATGATGTTTATTATTACTTGTATTTTCATACAAGTATTTATCTAAATCAGATTAGTTTTTGAAATTTTTTTCGTAATTCTTCCAATTGTTTTGCAATATATCTAGCCATGATTCAATTGGCATCACTGCGGTGATATCGTTGTTCGCTGGCAATTCAGGATTAATCGCGTGCATTGGGACACACACACGGATTGGTCTGCGATTGTACTTAAACACGAGCACGGGTATCAGGGAATCTCCCGCACTTTCGCACACCTGTTTCCACCAGCCTTCCTGATACCATTCGCCTTCCTTGTAGAATTTGCACTCCACGGCATGGAAAGGCATGTTCAGGTCGCACTGCGATTTGGCTTGATACTGGTCTAGGTTGCGTTTGGTGGAGAAATCAATTTGGTGAGAGGCGAAGAAACCGTTAAGGATCTTGGCTACTTCTCGTTCAAATTGGGCTCCTTTGTTTCGGCTGTTGATTGGCATTTTTCTCTCTCTTTTAAAATGGTTTTCAGGTCGTGCCAGCGATGGAAGTCTTTGGTTATTTCATCCCAGTATAGACCTTTGTAATCCCATGGCTCTGTCATCTTCCCTGACCTCTGTATTTTTTGAATTGTGCTTTTTTGTTCTTGTTCTTTGGGTATGTATTGGCTGAGGAACCAATAGATGTGTGTTTGCTTTTTGCCCGTTGGTAATCGTGGGTTTTTGCTACTGACTGTTTGACTTTTGCCATGTACAAAATTATACACAAAAATTTTTGGATTACCTCCCCTAACCGTAAGAAGGGGGGTGGTTTTGAAATGGGCGAACTTAGGGTGCCGTCTTGGGGGCGAAAAATGGATCCGTTGAAAAAAATTAATAATTGAATGCGTAAAACTCAGCTAAAGCTACAGCTGCTGTTGCCGCGGGCAAAAAGGGGGTGTGGGGTGTCGTTAATCCGCAAATCCCAGTAAAAAAGCGGTTTCTAGGGACTCCTAGATCTAGGCTGTTATACCTTTGCTCAAGCATGTAATGTATAAACATTTGCACATTTGCGTGCATGTTTTGTGGGAAAGCCTTGCTGCGTAAGGGTTTGCGTGATAGTGAGTGCTAACTAACTAATTTTTCCAAGATTTTATTTGTACAAAGAAAGAAGCTCTCTGCTCTTGGTTCAAACGATTGATCTTTTAAATTAAATAGTGTTGGGTTTTTTCTTTTCTACTTTAGTGAAATGAGCTGTCGGTGCGAACTCTTGGATCTGCTGGAGAATGTCGCTCATTTGTGCTGGCAAGAACTTAACCAGCTGTTCCATACTGATCAACACGGTGTTCGGTTCTTTGTCATACAGTTCATGAACCAGCTCTAATTGATGGTCATGATCACATATCATGTAGGCTCTGCTTTCAAACTCGTAATACTTAACGACTGGCTCAATGGGTTTGAAACCTCTCTCAGTTACCTCAGTAACCAGTGCATAGAATGCTCTCTCCATCATGGCAACCATGCCTTTGATACTGTCAGCCATGTTACTGTTGATGGCGTTCTCAATCATTCTCTCAGCCTTATTAAACTTGTCTCTCATCTCAGGAGAGCACAAGCGTTTCAACCTGTTAACTCCACCCCAATCTCTCACAATGAACTGTTGGTTCTTACGATACTCAGCAATATGTTTCTGAGCCTGTTTGGATAGATAGTCTTCTACTTTCCTTTGATCAACCATTAGAAGTCGTTGTCCTTAAGTGTTGTGTCAGCTCCTAAGAGCTTCTCTAGGCGTTTCTTGATGTCATCCTTACCCATTGCATCAAGGTTTGCGTTAATGTTCAGGTTTTGGTTCTTATGCACAATCAAACCAGCTAAATTATTCAGCTCTTTGATTGCAGATACTGAAGCGTTGTATGCACCATTATCAAATGCCTCTTCAGCGACCTTCCAAAGCATAGCTCCAGTCTTTTGTGGTGTAATGGCATACTTTTTAGCCAATTCCTCATTCTTTAGAATGATAGCTTTAACCACATTTGGGTAATCCTTGCCATTTAACAGCTTATTAGCCTGTGCAGAAGGAAATTCATAGCCAGCTCGTCTTGCAGCCTCAGTTTGAGAGCAAGTACCCTCGGTGTAATACCAAACAAAGGCTTGTTGCATGTCAGTCAAGCCAAATTCATCGTCTTTTTCAAACTTTGTAGGCGGTTCGGCTAACATTCTCTTTTGTTTCTTCGTAGAACCCTTTGGTCTACCCCTAGGGTTAGATACAAAGTTATTGGCGTTCCCTGTGCCTTTGCTTTTCTTCTGTTTTTGATACGACTTCAACAAAATCTTACGATTTATCTCGTCATCGGAAATTATAGGTCTATCACTCATGCTTATAATTCAATATTATCTACCATAAACTTAAGAACTTTCAACTTTTCACTCACATGAGCCAACTTATCCACAAAGTTCTCAATCTCCTCAGCAAAATTGGTATGAGCTGGAATAACATTACCGCTATCCAAATACAATCCAATTTCAGCCTGAATCACATCTCTCTCACCCTCTAATTTCTTAACCAATCCTAATAAAATTTCCTTTTTCATTCTTTCTCCTTTTGTAGGTAGGGTACAGTGTACTTACCCCCCTATATATACCATTTTCTCCTTATATAAACCCCCTTTTATGTGTTTATATAACCGTAATATAAGTTTTTATATATATACTATTACCTATACCCTTATATAGTAGTAATAACAGTATAAAAGCACATAATATCAATAACTTAGGTGACAGTGTACAGTGCAGTGTACAGCTCGAAAACTATACCCTTTTACCATCGCTGACACACTCATTTTAGCCATTAATGCAATGTCCCAAATAAATAATCGCTGCCACACCTGTTCACAAACAGTGGCGTACTCGCTCCAAGGTTACCTGTCATGACATGATCTTGCATGAAGTCATTCGCCAAATCTTCATCCACCATAGCCGTGTCAACGAGGATCTTAATGCACCTTTCGTAGTCGTAGATCAGTCTCTCCGAGCCAGTGACGGGATCGGCAACAATGCCCAAAATCGCCTCATCGAAACCGTCTGCTGTTATTAATTTTTCCACTCTGTCCTCGCTGAAAAGTAGCATCCTTGCCATAAAAAACTTAAGTATTCCACTCATATTGTAACCCCTCTATAGCATCGCTGACACATTCCATTGCTGATACGGCACATCGCCAAATACACCCCGCAATTACTCTGAGCCAACGCTGACACTTTATTATCGCTTCTCGAAAAATAAACCGTTCACTCGTAAGAACTCTCTTTGCATAGTGGAATGAGCTAACACTCCATCTTTGAGTTCTTGCGACTGTCTTACGCCAGCCTTCTCCAGTTTCTCTATCCAATAGGACAGTTCCTGTGGATTGACATGGTAATGCACCTTGACATTGCTGGCAGTCATGATGATGTATCGGTTGCAATTCTTAACCAGTGTTGTCACAAACTTATCGGCAAATTCTTCAGGAATATGTTCTGCCACTTCAACTGACCACACCACATCAAAGGGTTGATGGAAAATCACGGGATTTTGGGCGAGATCAATGAGAGCACAATTGGGCACACTCTCCGAGATAACCCTATCGTCTACTTCAATACCAAAAGCTCCCCACCCCAGCTCAAGAGCATTCGCAACCTGTCCGCCCACCGAACAACCAACATCAAGTAAAGATTTGCAGCCAAGGCTGTCGAGCCAGCGTAATGTTCCCATATCAACATGAGTCATATTGGCTGATCCGCCAGCGTATTCAGGTCTTTTCCATACCATTTTTAAATCCTTCTAAAATAATGCAATCACTCGGCTCAATTCTAAACACGGGTTCTACATCTTGGCTGTCCCGTGTCGTCATAGTTCTGCCTGAATACTCAAATTTGTATTTCTTGGTGAAATCCCATAAGTGATAGCATAAAGCATCGTTGCAGTTAAACAACAACATAAAGTCGTAACCGCTGGTGTCGTGCAAGAGTTTTGCTGCTTCTATCTTTTTATAAGAAATCATAAATATGTATTGCCCAAAGTTAATATTGGCTTTCTTGACCTCAGCCCAGCAAAAAGTATCTCTTTGCAGGTCTTTAATTAAATAATCTATCTTCCACTTGATCGGATCTAACTTGATGAACTCGCATGTCCATAACCTCTCAAGATAAGCAGCTACATCCTTTTCGTTTTGTAGATCCTTTTCTTTTTCATACTTAGGTCGCATCGAATAAATCTCCTTGCGGTTTGGCTGGGGCTAACTCGTGTAGGTTAATGGATTTGTTCTTACTGAATAAGACTATTGGTTCAGCGTTAGGACCACCATTCTTTCTAGGCGTTATCTCGTAGCCCATAAAGCCTGCAAAAGAACAGTTGGGTAGATTGTTCATGCAATAGTCTAATAACGGCATACAGATCCTGTTGTAAGTATGGTTGGCATAACAATCGGATATATTGATCGCCATAAAGCCTTCGTCTTTCAGAGCTTCCCAGCTGTGTGTCGCCATTGGATATAAAAAGCCTTCCATCCATTCGTCAAACTTTTTGTATTGACGGAACGATTGATTCTCTCCCTGATACTTTTCTACCTTCCAATAGGGAGGAGAGGTAAAGACTAAATCGAATGCGTTAACTTTGGGACAGTCGACTTCTGCTCCACGATACTCAAAGCTCGTTTGGGTAGTGCTGATATAGCTTTGCTGCTGCAAAGCATATCCAGCAAAAACCAAAGGATTTAAATCACGGCAATGGTAGGAATCGAGTTTAGAGGCAAGAGCTGCGGATAATCTATCACCCCAACCGCCACAAGGATCGTACACATCTTTGGCTTGTAACCATTCAAACAAAGCCTTAGCAGCCGATGGTCGAAACTGCGATGCCGTATAACCACGCATAGTAAGTGCTGACTTATGGCTGTCTTGATAGTAAACAGATCCTTCAATGTTCTTGCGTAACTTACGGTCATACCAAGCCCTAATGGGAGAGGGTGCCGTCAAGCTATCGCAAGCCATCCGAGCCTGCCAATGAAAGCAATTAGAACTCTTGTTGCCAATGTTGGATTTGGCTAACACCAACGGATAACAGAGCTTATCATCCAACTCGCTTCTGCTTGTCCAAGGTTTGTGTTCCACCAAATGCAGAAACGATTGTTTCTTTAAAGATAGGAAATCCTCCATCCCATCTTGTTCGGAAGGTTTATGGATGGGGAATGGTGGGATCATCAAAACAATTTCGTAAAGTCGTTGTCGCTGTTGGGTTTGTCGTAGCTAATGTCGTAGACCTTCTTACCGTTGGATCGTCTAGGTTCACAACCGTTCTCCTGCAAGACACGAGCAGCTTCCTTGAAATCGGGCATACGAGGATTAGCAATTCCCATGTCTCGCAAGAGCTCAGTCATCTGCACTGGCTTGGGATCCAGTGAGTTGAACTTAACATGTTGCAATAACAGATCTTCCACACTTGATTGTGTTCTATACAGTTCATTAGATTCTTGTAACATTTCTCTCTCATCGGGTGAGAGATACCAATTCTTTTGTCCTTCTACATACAAAGTTTCTTTGACCTCAGCCCATAGCTGTTGCATGTCCACCCCATGATTGACATTGATGTCCTTCACACTGACTGTCCAAAATCTTCGGTTTCCACTTGTATCGGTCAAGAACTCTTTCGCATTCACGGATGCATAGAAAGCTGTCCGTCTTTGATAGGTCGTAAAGGCTCTATCGTAAGGTAACCGCAATTCATCGCTTCTTGCTGTTACAAAGGCTTTCAGTTGATCGATGTCTGACTTTTTAAAGGTAGACTCTATCTCTCCTAATTCCACAATCCAATGGCTGACAGCTCGCTTGACAGAGTCCTTATCGCTAGGATTCAGGGTTGCACCTTCTAACAGCCATCCCTTGTCGTAGTCGCACAATCGCTTGAACCATAGTGTCTTACCAAGACCTTGTGCACCCTGTAGCACCAAGATCCCCTCAAGCTCCACACCGTTCTTTTCGTACACACAAGCGACACAAGAGATGAGCCACTTCTTCATCAACATGTCTTTCAGTTCCTCATTCGTTGACACGATGGAGTCAAGGAAAGTCTGTAATCGTGATGTCCCATCCCAACGCTTGCTATCAATCCATTCAGCCACAGGGTTGTATTCTTTAGCTAAGATCTTTAAATAGTCACGAACCTTGGTATGCGGAATACCCATGTTGATGCATCTGTCCTCAATCTCAATCAGTGATGCCTCTTCCTTCATATCGGTAATAAAGGTCATGTTGGGAACCTCAATCTCCATTCGCTTCTTGATCACATTGTATCGACACGCTATACCTTGAGTTGTTAACACGCCATTGATATTGTCTTTGGTATTTAAAAACCTGCCTGTTGCAGACCTATTGAAATCATAATCTACTGGGAGTTCCACTTTGTTTAATGCGGGCAACACCTCTCCGCTTGTACTAGCATGATCGTTATAGTCCCCTTTAGAAGTCGGTATCAGCACCTCAGCCCTACCGTTGCGATTGTGAATGAGCTGACACGCTTTGACCGCTTCCTTCTCTCCTGTCTTGCTGTCGTCATTGTCCGCAATGAATATGTGTCGTCTGTCAGAAAAATAATCGAAGATATTCTCTGCGACAGCGGAAAGGTTGTAAGCATCAAATGCCACAATAACGGGTTGTGAATAATCTCGGTAATAAGATGCTGCTGTCGCATAGCCCTCACAATAGTTAATCGTATCGGCTGACTTTAGGATCTCCTTGCCGAGAATGAAAAAGCTACCGCTTTTTCGAGAACCAGTGAGAAATCGCTTGGTACCATCGGGAGCAATATACTGGAGACCAACGATATCGAGTTCCTTCGAGAGCAACGGAATAATTAATAAGTCATCATCGGTTTGTTTCAAACCATAAGAAAGAACATTCTTTTTCTCTAGGTACGGATGCTTTTCACAATCCTGAGCAGCGTTCCATAAACTTTGTGCACGGACAGCTGCTTTACTATGTTTCTCTTGTTTCTCTACCTCTGCCTTTTCTTGCAGTTTCTTAATCTCATCTTTCTCTGCCTGAGAAATGGTATGTCGCTTTCTGTTTTCAGGTTTCCATATAGCAGTCGGTTGATCCTGACTGATTCTATAATCACCTATACGACCAAAGGGTACGCTTTGATCCAGCCATAGCTGATACCAGCCACTGAGTTTGCGTTTCCCTCCATCGTTTACATAAGCTCTTCCGACAGAACCATCGGTGACCAAGCCTTTTTTTGGATCAGGCTCTAAGCCATTGTCAAAGAGAAACTTTTCAAACTCGGTTCGGTAATCGGTGAAAAATGGTTTATCAAAATTTTTGGTTGGTTGTGATACTTTTAATCCCATGTATGCCCCTAAATGATTGACTAAAATTACTTGTTGATAATATTACACAATTGTATATAATTTTACAAATCATAATTAATCAAAATAGTTAGGAGGTCATTATGAGTTTAACTGTAAGTTCGGGAGATACCGATTACGAAGTCGTTCCAGCTGGTCAACATCTAGCAGTCTGTTACAGATTAATAGATGCAGGTACTAGGGAAGAACAATACAAAGACAACCCACCAAAGAAAAGGCATGTGCTTTTTGTTTATTGGGAATTGCCTGAAGTAAAGATGGGAGACGGCAGACCGTTTACCATTTCTAAAAAATACACACTTACGCTAAACGAGAATGGCACTTTATTTAAAGATTTAAAAACTTGGAGAGGTAAATCATTTACTCAAGAGGAACTCAAAGGTTTTGATCTTTTAAATATCTTAGGTGTCAGTGCTCAATTAGAAGTGGAACATTCCGATGAAGGAAAAGCTAGAGTTGTTTCTGTTTTCAAACCCGATGGTGGTGCAAAGAAAACCAACACTGAAAACGAACAGCAAGCATTCGACATTGATGAATATGCTAAGGGCGATTCTAAGATGATTGAAATATTTGGTTCTTTCCCTGAATGGATGCAAACCATGATCGAAGAATCGTTTGAAGTTTCAGCAGCTATGAAACAACCAAACAGATCTGCAAGCACACCTAGCGGTGGTTTAGATGAATTTAAGAAAGAAGTCTCTGAGGATGAGATTCCTTTCTAATTAGTTTTGTGCGGGTGTAGCTATTTTTTTTCCTTATGTCAAAACACCGACTATACATCCGCACAATCCCTTTTTGCGGGAGCTTACCTCCTCTTATTATATGAAATATAAAAACATATCTTCATGAGCTCCCGCAAATCCTATGTCTGATCCCGTCAATCACCCCGAACATTACCAAGGTTCTATTGAATGCATAGATGCTATTGAAGCCAGCATGACTCACGAAGAGTTTTGTGGTTATTTAAAAGGAAACATCATTAAGTATGTTTGGAGATACAAAAGAAAGGGATTAGTAACTGATTTATTGAAATCAGAATTTTACCTTAAAAGATTAATAACAACAGAAAAGTTGGGGCAAAGTGAGAGAGATTAAGGAGAAGTCAGTTAGGGGGTATTTTCCTTTATCTTTGCCCCGCAATCATTATAACAATAAATAAAATTATGGAATTTAAAGAAGGCTACTACGAGAATATACCTTACGAAGAATATGCTAACATAGGGGCTTACAGGTCTCACGACTTATCATCGTTCATCCGCTGTCCGTATACATGGAAGCATTCCAAAGGTTTATCAGAATCACCAGCACTGCTTGAGGGCAGAGTACAACACACGGTTTTTTTAGAACATCACAATTTTAATAATGAATTTATTATTGAACCAAGAATAGATAAAAGAACCAAAGCAGGCAAAGAAGAGTATGCCATTTTCCTAGAAGAGGTCGAAGGTCGCACACCGATTACCCAAGATCTATATGACATTTGCATGGAAAGAAGAGAAGTTGTCAAAGACTTTATTCCTAAACCTGAACATAAAGTGGAGCTCACCGTTTGTTATTACTTTCATGGTTATGAGTTTCAATCACGCTTTGATTGGTACGATGGCGAATATGTTTGGGATTTAAAAACCTGTAGAGATGCATCGCCTAGAGGATTTAAGTCTGCCATCAATGTGTTTAACTATCACATGCAAGCTGCTTTATATACACATGCTGCTATGTCTTTAGGATTATCCTGTAAAGGGTTTAAGTTTTTAGCACAAGAAAAGCAACACCCCTATCCTTACGCTGTTTATGAAATGTCACCCGAAGCATTGGAGTATGGTCTTGCTAAGAACGAACAAGCGTTACACAAAATGATTTATTGCATTGAGAACGATGACTTCAAACCATTTAATTTAGAAGGTGAGCAGATCGTTAGCCTAGAGGATTTAAGATAGTAGGTTCTGATAAATAAAGATCTTGTACTCTAGGTCTTGCATACAACCAAAAGACTAATAAGTATCTGTCTCCTGATTCTACTGGGAGCCCTCTGTGCATGTGTGTAAAGGAAGGAAATATCAGAGCATGTCCTGTTGGCAAAGGATCAACCACGCCATAATTATGAAACTCGGTTCCTCCACCTTTGTAGTCACCAGTGTTTAGTGGAACTACCACCGATATATCAGCCGATTGATCGTGATGCCAATTGCCTTGTTGCTTATCTTTTAAATTGTAATTAGCAATCTGTATGGTTGATGCATGGCTAACTTGGCGTTGCCATATAGCAAGAAAGATTGGATTAAGAACCGTATGCACCACAAACCACATGTTGCGATAAATTTCAGGAACATGTTCTTTTAGTACAATCTCAGGTATTTGTCTTAACTCATCTTCATCGGGATTGGGAGTAAACCCAATATGTTCTTTCATGCCGTCAATTTCATCCATCAACATCTTGCAGAATTGCCTACGAAAAAGAGGCACTCGATAAATCTCAGGATGGATTCTTTTGATATGTTTATGAAGTTTGGTCTTTGGTAATTTGCCCACACCCCTAGATGTGCCGAAACCTGCAATCTCGTTATAGGATTCAACCACCGCTTTATGCAACGGTGCATTGATCATCCAATTGGATTGCATTGTTAAAAGAAAGTTTTTAACCCTATAAGACTTCACAAAACAAGTTTAACAAATGTCGTTGATAATCTCTAGGTCATATCAATTTCAGGGTAGAAATCAATTTCTATTTTTTGGTTCTTTTTTATACTGACAACTTTTTCCGTGTCGTTACTATCAAGATCCTCAGGAGAAATAGAATCAGGTAATTCTGTATTTAAAGGAATAATCTCTGCTATAAACTGACCTTCGTCAAAGCACTGTATCGCAAACAATTCAGCATCCTCATAAGATTTAAAAATACCGTAAGCTGATTTGTGGGCAATATGTTGTACACCATAAGTAACAAATAATACCCACTTTAGATTCATGCTGCTTCTTCTATAATTTTAATTGTAACCCTTGACATACCATACCATTTTACGAGCTCATCGTAAAACTTTCTAGCAACTTCGGCATCGTAAGAAAATTGATAGTCTTTACCGTCTAAAGTAACAGCGTAAGTTCTTTTATTTTTTTTCATATTCCCCCCTATAGGATTTTTACTTTTGTAGGTCTTTTGTAGTAATAAAAAGTCCCATCAAAATCTTTTGGTTTTTCAAGTTTAGCATCGAACACCACATTGTCGCCAACTTCTGCAAAGTTAGTACCAAATACAGTTTGACCACCATCAAGCTCGATGATTGCTTTGTAAATGTAATCGTTGTCGTAAGAATAGTTATCAGGATATTCTTTGATAGCCTTAACAGTACCTCTCAAAGTAACTCGTTTCTCAGTATCAAGTGGTGCGGTTTGAAGAGCATCAAATCTCTTGCACTCTTTAGCCATGTGATTTGCCCAACATGCATAAACAAAATTATTGTTTTTCTCTGCTTCCCATTTCTTTTTTTGCTCAAACCAAGCATCAAACTTAGCTTGTTGTTCTGCCCTAGCAAGTTTCTCAGCCTCAATGACTTCTTTGTCTCTTTGAGTAATCTTGTCAAGAACGACTGGCTCACCATACAAGTTAATAGGATTCTCTCTGTTGGCATTGACATGATCAACATAGTCCTTAGCCTTGGCTAGAGCTTTGTCCCAATCAATAGAAAGATTGCTAATATGCCAATCTTTGTTGCTTTGCCCAATCTTGTCGCCAACAAACCACTGCTCGTCACAATGATATCTCAAGACATACATCTTGTTTTCAGCACCACTAGCTATGTAGTAGTGCTCGTCTTTTGTTGATCCAGCGTGGTTCACGCTAAAACCTCTCCAGTTTCTTTTTGGTAAAGATGGGCAACCAATGCAGCTCTTGGTTTAAAAAGAAACTCATCGTTAAACATATCCTCAGCAGCAATGGTTCCTCCCTCC